ATAATCTACTGGTTTATTTATACTGTTTCCTGTCTTATCAAGCATCCATTTATAAGTTCTTAACTCTTTTATCAAGTTAGAACTATCTTGCGTTATATTTAGTTTATAGCGTTTTAATATATCTATTGAGTTTTTTATACTATCCGCTCCTTTTTCTGCTCCATTAACTCTAAATTGTTGGTTAGTTAACTCCTGAATGCTTTTAGGCTCTGCGCTATCGGCTATTATTTCTTCATGCGATTGAATGCCTAAATCTCTATACTTGATAGCTAAGTCTTGGTTTGTTAATCCTCGTTGGTATATTAACTCCTTAATCCATAACTCCCCATCTTGTTTCCATACACCTACCATTGCTGAAGGGTCATTAGTAAATCCGAAATCCTGACCGTATGCAATTAGTGTTGCTGTATCAGGTATCTTATCTACTACTTTATAGTCCTCGAATATTAAACCAAACAACTTGCCATACTGCCCTAATCCGTATATCTTCCAAAATTCAGGGTCGGTCTTTTCTAAGTACTCAATCTCACTTACTAAACTTTTAGGTAAAAAGGTATTATCTTTATAGGTGGAAACAATAACATCAACATCGCCTTTCTCAAATAACCTCTTTTGTTCTAACTCTGTGTTAATCCAAATGTTCTCATCGTCAGGGTTGAAATCTATAATAACCTTATCCTCAGTTCTCATAAGCAACTGAAAGAACTCTTTTTTAAAGTCTAACTCGTTGCCCTCATTACAGTAAAGTATATTCCTTTTAGCACCTCTTAGCTTTTGCTCGTCATCTGCTCCAATAAACTCCACTAACCTATCTCCATACTTATAAGTCTTTTTAGTCTTATTGTGTTGGATAAGGTTAAATATCTTATGCTTGTTTAGTTCTTCTTCAAAATCTCGAATAACTGTTGCGTCTAATGTAGTTGAGTACTTTCTGACAGTACTCCAAACGCCTTTAGGAATATATGTATCTCGTGTAAGCTGACCACTAATAAGCCACAATACACATTGCTGAACTACTGAAACGGTTTTACTTGAACGTGTACCACCTCTATTAATTACTATCTTCTTTTCAGAACCATAGTTTTGCGTAAATACTGGTGTGGTTTCTAACTTCATTCATCTCGTTTCTTTTCAACTATCTCTACTTTAGTTATTATTTGGTTGCTATTCTCGGTAATCTCATCTTTCCAGTCCTCTTTACCAATGTTTCTTAAAGCAAATGAAGCACCAGCCCAAGCGAACCCATAAAGGTTTTCTTCATAACAAGACTTGATAAAAGACTTCGCAGCCTTAACCACGTCATTAAACCCCTCTCTATCAGCATATTGCTTAAGTGATTGTCTTGACCCTAATCCTATATGAAATACCATTCCCTCAATAGTAGGTCTGTATTTTCCTGAGTTGTTCTTAGTGCTTTCAAAGTATAATTGAATAGCCTTAGACATATCTTCTGGAGTTTCGAATATAGCTGGTCTGCCTCCTAATAACTTCTTAAAATCTATATCGGCTTTAGCCATTGCTTAAATGTTTAGAATGTAATCTGTATTTAGTATAAGCCTTATTAAAGGCTGTTTGTTTGTATTTTATAACCTCGTAACCTAATAACTTAATCTCGTATATTAGTCTACTAACTGAGGTGTATTTGTATTCGTCTAACTCTTTCTTAGTAAACGTCTTACCTTTTAGTAGTTCGTTAAGTACCAATTTAGGCGTTCCACTATATCCTTGACTCTTAACAAAGCGTTGCCTTGAGAGAAAGTCGGTAGGTGTAATCCCTTGTTCGTATTCTTCTAAAGTCATTATCTATAAAGTTTAGCCATTTGTTCTTTTATTGCTGCTTTACCTCTTTTAAGTAGGTTTGGTTTACATTCGTTACATATATTTGCTTTACATAGTTCGCAATACTCTACCTCTTTAAGTGTTGTATCGTTATCTATTAACTCACATACTCTGCATATTCCGTTCATATTCTAACATTCTATTGTAAGTCGTTATTAAAAAGGCACTCATGCAAGATGGACACGAAGTATTAGTACTTGGTTCTAAATACTGAATAAGGTTTCCTATTCCACCTACATACTCTCCAGTCTTATTGAATAGTTCTAATATCCCTCGATACTTATTTGCCTCTTCGTATTGCTCTTTAGTCATTATTATATATAAATTTTAGTCTTTTGTGCATACATATTCGCTAAATTTCTGCCCATCCCATTTAGTAATATCAATTGTATTGCTTAATGCTGTTGCCCATGCTCCGTTAGTTTGCACCTCTACAACGTATTTGAACTTACTAAAGTGTTGGCGCATTTGATAACCATAGTCGGCTGCTGGCTCTGTATCGTGGCATACTAATATACCGTTAATATCTTTAAAGTTTAATATATCTTCTTTGCGTCTTTCACCTGGCGCATGGTCTATAAATACTACACTAACATCACTATCTTTATGAGTATAACAAACACTATCCCAGTCACTTACTACTTCTACTAAATGTTTATCGGTTCTTAAATCGTAGAACTTAGACCCCCACTCTTCTTTTTCATCATACGAATATAGGTTACGTCCTTTAACTAAACAATAGTCATGTAATAGTTTGGTGCTACCATGTCCCGTTCCCATCTCAATTACTCCACCTTGCTTAGTTGTTTGTAATGCTAAGTAAAGTAAAGGATAGTAACTGTGGTCGTTATTCGGTGGTGTAAATTTTGCTCTAAAGTTTTCCATGTACTGATTCAAATAAGGTTATAAATTTATTAAGTTTGTCAGGATGCATAACATTATTATTTTCTCCATGTAAATCAATCCAAGGTTTTTCTATTAACTGTAAGCTATTCCCCCTATCAATCCTACCATAAGCAAAGCCGTTACTTTGTCGCCCTCTATGTTTGTGAACTATTTTAGCGTGTGTTAAACGGTCTGTTAACATTCGCCAATCAAAGTTCCACCATTGCTCCCATTCATCTGACTTAACCATGTAGGCATACTCGTTACAATCACGTTCTAAATCTGCTTTAGTATCGTTTGTTAGCTTCATAAAGTGTCGCCAATCTTCTGCTCTCATTGCAGTATATCCCATTGGATAATAAGTAAAGTCTGTTAAGTCGTGTCCGTAAACTGTTACATCAAATACATTAGGATTCCAGTAATTAGACAAAGGTAATAAATCCATATCACTTGTCATAATTAAATCGTTACCAATTATATAATTAGCAGCGTATAACCTACCAGCTTGTGCAATACTTTCTTTGCGTACTCCTTCAATGTTTGGTAACCTACAAATTAATGTATTCGGGTTGTTAGTCTTTAGTGTTTTTACGTCTACGTCATCTGTAATCATTACAACTAAATCCCATCCATAACTATTCCATGCCTTTTCAATGTAAGGTAGGTAAAAATAATAATCGGAGTTGTTGTTAGTGCTTACAACTATGTACCGTTTCATCTGTGATTCTGCCATATGATATGCTTAAAGTTATTATTTTGTGTCCATCTGTTATTTGAAGTAGATGTGCTTTGTCGGTGCTATCCTCTAAATCAATAGGGATAACTTTAACCGACAAGCCATCAATATCTATTACAGTTCCGTTCATTTAAAATTCATTATTTAATCTCCAATAAAATATATCTTTATAGGATTCTTCTGCTGAATGCAAATCTACAAATTTATCGTGATACTTCCTAAGGAATTTTTCTAACGCCACATTATAAGCCCCAGCACTTCCAATATGTCCACAAGTATCGTTACTCTCCTTTAACTCAAAAGGTATAGGTAGTTCTAAATCTTGTATCTTATTATGGTAATCACTTAAAAAGCTATTCGGCATCCCTAAAACATAGTGCTGAGTAATACTATCAGTCCCTTGTTGCGCAAACTTAGGATAAACTATATCTCTTAGAAAGGTCTGGTCGCTCCCTTTTTGATTCCAAAGGTAGTTAGGTCTAATTCTTATCAAGTCCCCCCATGTACTTACTCCTACCTTATCTCTAAAGTATTGAGGTCTAAAGCCAATCATACCACCAAGCATTGGCACATCATGGCTTACGCTATCAGTTATTGCGTGTGCTGCCTTATCTCTGTTAATCCAGTACTCTACCGCTTGACGTTCTCTATAAGTTAAAGGGCTATCTAAATCTCTACAAAGAACATGAGTATAGTTATTATCAAAGCATGGTCTTAGCCTCCATAACATTGCTAATGTTAATGGCACTAGGTCTTGGTGTACTTCTAACTTAATAGGATAAGCACCAAATAACTCTTTCCATGCCTCATAGGTTGCTTTGTCAGTTTGTACAATTATATCCCACTCAGGATAAATTAAACGAGCCATACGAATATTGATAGCTAAACCACGAAGATAGCTATTAAAGTCAAAACAGTTATCCGC